TGGATATTCACGTTCAGGGAAATCAGGGCATGAATACCCAAGAGTTGGCTATTGAGGTGCGCAAGCAGTTCATGCAACTGATGCATGAGCAGCAGGCGAAACACCGTGGAGACCTGTATGACTCTTAACTATCGAGACCAGGCGGAGGCCCTGGCAAGAGACTTAGCAAACCAAACGCTGCCCACGGAACGGGCAGCCAGCTATATGCTGGCCCTTGGTCAGTACCGTTTTTCTATTGATACGGCAGCTTACCAGGCATTCACCCGGGAGCTGTCGTTTCTTTGGCCTACTCAGCAGCGTTTTGGCAACATGGCCGCACCTCAGTTTGTCGGTCGTGGGGAGTTTAAGCGCAGCCTGAATGGGGTGATTTATCCAGAATACAAAGGCGGGTTAAGGCAAGTGGATGCCATGGCCGCTCAGGCTGGCCTTGGTCAGCCTCTGCAGTTGGTTTCCGGTATTGGTGAGGTGCTTGGTTTTTGGTGTATTACCAGTATCCGGGAGAACGCCACGGTGTTTCATCGTAACGGCCAAGCCCGCAAGCTGGATTTTAGCCTGGAGCTGCTTTACTACGGAGACCGATACAAGGGGGTGACCGGTGGAGTATAGAACCAAGGACGGGGATGTGGTGGATGACATTTGTTATCGTCAATATGGCCGCTCTGACTATGCTCTCCAGGTTTATGAATTGAACCCTGGTCTGGCTGAGTATGGCCCACGGCTTCCCGCTGGCCTGATTATTCAACTGCCGGAGATCTCGAAACCAGAGACCCCGGAGCTTCCGAAAATCTCACTGTTTGATTGACCTATGCGCCCACAATTCCGAGTTTTTGCCGACGACCGGGATATTACGTCCCGGATTGCCGAGCGCCTGATAGAAATGACCATCACTGACGAGGCGGGCTTCCAGTCTGATGCATTGACCATTTCGGTTGATGATGCTGACGGGGTATTGGCAGTGCCCCGAAAGGGGGCCCGTCTTGCGGTGCATTTGGGGTATGAAGAAACGGGCCTGGCTTACATGGGCGAGTTTGTTGTGGATGAGCCAGAGCTTTCTGGTCCACCCGACAAGATTGTGATTCGTGCCAGGGGTGCAGACCTTCGCCAGGAGCTGAAAACCAGCAAGACCCGCTCTTGGGATAAAGTCACCATAGACGATATCGTTCGAGCGGTTGCCGGTGAGCATAATTTGCAGCCCAAGGTTGCGGAGCAACTGGCCGCCACTTTCATCGAGCATATAGACCAGACCGGCGAAAGTGATCTGCACTTTTTGACCAGGCTGGCGAAAGAGTACGATGCAATCTCAAAGCCTGCTGGTCCTAACCTGTTGTTTGCTCCACGTAACCTTGGGAAAACGGTCAGCGGGAAGGACTTGCCGCCAATCGTTCTGGCCAAGTCTGATGTGACGACCTATCGGCTTGTGCTTGCTGATCGTTCTGACATTGGCCATGTTGTTGCGTACTGGCAAGACAAGGCCAAAGCGCGGCGCACTGGTGAAACGGTCGGGGATAAGACTAAACCAGGTAAGACACTGCGAAAGACTTACCCTACCGCCGAAGAAGCCCGTGCGGCTGCGGCCTCTGAGTTGGCCTCTTTGCAGCGTGGCCGTAAGAATCTTGATATCACCTTGCCTGGCAATCCTCTGGTCATTGCTGAAAGCCCGATCACCTTGTCAGGTGGCTGGCGTGATGGTTTTACTGGTGACTACGTTGCCGTTCGTGTAGAGCATCGAGTCGGTGGCGGTGGTTACACCACGTCATTCACTGCGAATTAATGCCCGGGGAACCGGGCTTATCCTCTCAAATATCCTTCCTGTTGCACTTCCTTCCTTGTCTACTTCCTAATTCACCCATACCCTTTATCTTTTTGATTGAAAAGAGGAGTTAATGGGATGGATGTATTCCTATCGTTATTATTTATTGTTGTGTTATTTGCCTTTGTGGCCGGGTTGATAAAGCCAGCCTGGATTAAGCAGGAAACCCGTGGTCGAGTGCTTAAATTCTATGGCCTTGGTATGTTGGTGCTTCTTTTGCTCATCGGCTTGGTTGCTGATCCTGTTGAGCAGGCACCGGCTAACAATGAGATGGCAGCGCAGCAGCATTCAGCCAAAGAATATGAGTATTCAGGTAAAACATTGGCTGAGTGGAGAGATGCCTCAAAATCTGATCGTGATGAAATGGTATCTGATTTTGTCAGTGTGAAATCACTTCCTGATGCCGCAAATGATTTGTTCTATCGCTGCCTTAGTCAGATGAGTATGACCAAGTCTGATGAGCTTACAATAGGTCAGGTTCTTGGCTGGTGTCAGGCTGATTACGATAAAGATCCTGCAAAACTTTCCAGTATGGTGAATTTTGATAACTTCAAAGGCCAGTTCAGCGCTTGGGATGGCTCTCATAGAAATCTGGAGAAGTACATAAAGTCGATGATGAACGACGAGAATTCTTATGAGCATGTGGAGACAAGATATCGACTTGTCCTTGACCAGAATCCGCGAGCGATAGTGACCACAGTCTTTAAGGGGAAAAATGCCTACGGCGGAGTGGTTAAGCAGTCTGTTTCAGCTGCTGTTGACATAGAGACGGGCAGAATTATAGAGATCATTCAATAAAAAAGACCCAGCACAAGGCTGGGCCAAAGGAAGACTCGCCGACCCAAACGGCGAGTTTTTTACTTTTAATGTTTCATCGATCCTTTTACTGCATTGATAGCGAATGGCAGGTCTAAAATCACATCCCGCGAACGAGAGAATGCCTTATCCATGCCGTTTTTTGCCTCAAGTAGTTGGCCGTAGCGGTCACGGCCAAGCTGTGCGTAGTGAATCAGCGTTTCCAAGTTTTCTTTGTCTACAATGACCTTGCCTTCTGGAACTTTGGTCATCATTTCCAGCGCCCAGGCTTGTAGGTGCTTGGCATCGTATTTGGTACTTTTGCCAGAAATCAGTAGGCAGCCTTTAGGGCTGAAAAGCAGCGAGTATTGTTCGGAGCCGGTTTCCTGGTAAACGCGAACGCATTCGCGGTCGAAATCAAGGCGGTTTGTGTGATAGATGCGGCTGATAGCAGGGCGCTGGCAATATTGAAGGAATACGCGCAGTGACCAGGCTGGCACCCATGGTTTGCCATCAAGAATGATCGCCGTTATCTTGCGACCGTTCTCCAGTGTGTAGTCTACGGTGGAGGTATCCGGCAGGGTGTTTTCGTTGTAGCAAATAGGGTTGCCGTATCGCTCTTCTTTTTGACGTTGCAGCTCCTCTGCCATCTGATTAAAGGCGTTGATGTACGCCTCTTTAATGGCGGCAGCCTGTTTGCCAGTGAACCCCATAACCAGGAAGATAAAGCCGTCTTTGGTCATCTCGTAATAGGTGTAGGTTTCGCCATTTTGTGGGTGCGTGTAGGGGTGTGCGCAAAAATGCGCAGACCTAAATTCCTTGCTACAACTGATGTTGTCTATTTTTCTGAGGATGTCTCTGTGGTTCTTACCAAATGCTTCGGCAACCTTGAGAGAGGTGGTGGTGATGGCTTGGTTATCGCTGAGTGATACGTGGGTTTGTAAATTCATATTTGTGATCCTTTAGAGAGTATTTGCCACCGTCTGGATTGAGGGGTGGCGGGACTCACTCTCAAGGCGAACACAGTTGCCGTTGCCGCCCATATTTCCCTTGCGGGTATTCTATTCCGGGCTGTCATCCCGCCATAACAGGTATGGCTGCGCCAAATTGCAGGCATAAAAAAGCCGCAAGGCTATCGGGTGCGGTTGACCGCTGCGTTACTTTTGAGAGGGCTCCAGATTAACCCAAACTGAGCAAATCAGCAAGAAGCCCTCTTTGGAGTTGTTAGTAGCTATCATCTAAAATAGAGTAGCTAGGTACTGTTCTATGACTCCTCCTTCTCTGGCTGTTCTGCTGCTTTCTGTTTTACGATAGCCATACAGATTCCTTGGCCCGTTTGTCTAACGAATGCGTGATAGACGGTCTTTGTCAGTTCTGAATACAGGGTCGGGGTGAATGGAAGTAGCGCTTCCGCAATCTCCCCGAATTGTTCCAGGTCTACACCAAACTTTTCAATTAGTGGTGAGTCGAAGTCTTCATCGTCATTGATGATGTCTTCGGTTTGCTCCTCTGTGAGTCCAAGTGCGGCACCAGCTAGCATTTGTAGGTCTAAATAGTCCATTGGTTTCCCCTTAATTATTTAGTAGTTCTGATGAATTATTTTCGTCGGTTTCAAACCATGATGAGTCGTCAGGGTAGCTATCAACATAACAGTCGTTACCAAGCGGTTCACCGTTCCATATCTCTTGCGCCATTAGCGCCTCCCCATTATCAAACACCCTGACCACTCTGGTGTGTCCGAAGGCTGTGACGATGAATTTGCGTTCGCCATCTTCAAACTCGCCATCAAGAGCCATTTCGGTGAGGTCATTTTTTCTTAGACTGACTTGTACCAGGCTGCTTCCGCAATCAGGGCAGCCGCACTGTGATTTCAGGCGCTGCATAGTGTCACACCATTTCCCTGCCATGGATGCAATCACCCCT